GGTGTACAAGAACGCTGGTAAATCGTGGACTAATTTTACCAGCAACACCAACTTTCAAGTAAACAGTTCTGCACCTAACAGTGATTTGGTAGATGCCATAGCAGAAGGCATTATTGTGGTCTCTGCGGCTGGCAACGATAACGCTTACACTGATGTATCAAGCGGCAACAACTACGACAACTACTTGGTTGATGGCGCCGCATATGCGAATAGGAACTACTTCTTCAATGGCTACTATCCATTCAGAGATTATTATCATCGTGGCGACAACTTCTCATTCAACGGAGCAATAAACGTAGGTGCATTGAGCAACCGCATAGATGAAGGCAAATCAGACTTCAGCAACTGGGGTCCGGGCATAGATGTATATGCCGCTGGAGAGAATGTAATGGGTGCTATGATGAAAGATGAAATTGCCTACGGTAATCCCTATTACGGACAGGAAAACAATACACCAAAATGGGATACAATGGGCTCGCAAAACGGCACAAGTTACGCCTCACCTTTTATAGCAGGTTTGCTGGCTTGTTTAGCAGAAGTATATCCTACACTGACACAGGCACAAGCAAGAACATATTTACAAAACAATGCTGTTACAGGATTGATGGCGGACACTGCAAACGCAATAGACGTAGATGTAAGCACAAGAGTGAGCATAGACGGTTCAAACATTGATAGAATAGCACTGTGGAAGAATCACAGAGCAACGTCAGGTAACATGGCGTTTAACACATACAACAAAGACGTAAACACTAAGCCTACAACAGGAACAATATACCCTAGAACTAGGATTAGACGAAGAGGATAGGATAAATAATTACATGTTATTATTTGAATTAGAAGCACCAGCATTTACACAAGTATCAGCAAAAGTTGATATGTTTAGTAAAAATCCTGACGTTCCTACACGAGAAGTAGGCAATGCATCGCCTGTTGAAGCACATGCTGAGGATAAAGACGAACCAGAATATCAAGATAGCACAGCGGCTATGAAAACTGATACCCGTAAGACACGTCTTACACTGGAACAGTTAAGCAAACTTCGTAAACTTTCAGATCTAAAAGCAGCAGAATACCAAGAGTCTATTAAAGAGATTCGCAAGCAATTTGCACCTGCACCAGCAGCATAATTCCCAAAAAATCCTATAGTCTACTTTTTGGTTCAAAAAGTACGCATTTTATCCTTTAAAACTCCTTATTACTAAATAAAACTACAAATGCCTTATGAATATAGGAGTTATACAAATGACAAACAAATTTGAGCAATTGATTGAACTGTTTATCGCAGAAGATGAGCAGGGCGCAAAAGATTTGTTCCATGAGATCGTGGTTGAAAAATCACGTGACATCTATGAGGGTCTCACAGATGAGGATCAAGTTGAAGAAACTGCAGAAGTAGAAGAAGATGCAGTTGAAGAAAGTGAAGAAGAAATTGAAGAGTCAGATTTTGACGAAGCAGAACTAGGCGGCGATGCTGCTGATGATATGATTGACGACATCGAAGCTGATGAAGAAGGTCTATCAATGGAAGATGACGATGCGGACGAAGATATGGAAGACCGTGTTGTAGACCTAGAAGATGCACTAGACGAATTGAAAGCAGAATTTGAAGCACTAATGGGTGCAGACGATGCTGCTGACGACGACGCAATGGACATGGAGCCAGAAATGGACATGGACATGGGCGACGAAGAAGGTGAAGAAGAAGGTGAAGAAATGGATATGGAATCAGTAGAAGAAGAGACTGAGGAAATGGTTCGCGAATACACCGAGAAAGCTCCTGCACCAGTAACTAGCGAAGAAGGTGATGGATCAGCAGGTCCAGTAGCTGGCAAAAACGACATGGGCGGCAAAGCAGTCGATCCAACAGGCGAAGAGTCAGGTGCACCAACACCAAAATCAACAGTACAAACAGATGCGTCAGACACACGTGGCGCAACAATGAGTAAAGCATAATTTCTATGTTATACTTGAGAGAAAACCTAACGTTTAAAGATGCTAATGTTGTTTATGAAGCAACAGAAAATTCTCTTGGCGGCAAGGATCTCTACATGAAAGGCATTTGTATCCAGGGCGGGGTAGAGAACGCAAACAAGCGTGTTTACCCTGTCTCTGAAATTACTAATGCTGTAACTACCATCAACGAGCAAATAAAAGAAGGCAATAGTGTTCTTGGCGAAGTTGACCATCCAGATGATCTCAAAATTAACCTTGATCGAGTATCACATATGATTGAAAGTATGTGGATGGATGGACCTAACGGATATGGTAAATTGAAGATTCTTGAAACACCTATGGGTCAACTTGTGAAAACAATGATCGAGGGTGGAGTAAAATTAGGAGTTAGTAGCAGAGGCAGTGGAAACGTAAATGAATCCAGTGGTCAAGTTGCTGATTTTGAAATTGTCACAGTTGATGTTGTGGCACAACCCAGTGCACCAAATGCATACCCAGTAGCGATTTACGAAGGACTACTTAATATGCGTGAGGGGCATAAAGTGCTTGACATGGCTCGCGAAGCAAGCGGCGATGCTAAAGTACAAAAATACCTGAAAGAGGAAATGATTCGTCTTATCAGGGACTTAAAGATCTAGGAGATCAAAATGCTAGATGCTATCAAACCACTTTTGGATAGCGACCTTGTGAATGAGGAAACTCGCTCTGCTATTGCTGAACAATGGGAAGCAAAGATGAACGAAACTCGTACACAGGTTACTGCAGAACTTCGCGAGGAGTTTGCACAACGCTATGAGCATGATAAATCTACTATGGTTGAAGCCTTAGATCGTATGGTTACTGAAGGTCTTACTACAGAGATAGAGCAGATCGCTGAAGAGCGTAAAGCAATCTCTGAAGACCGTGCTAAGTTTGTTGCAAAAATGCAAGAAGCAAGCGGCACATTTGACCAATTTTTAGTTAAAACACTTAGTGAAGAAATCAAGGAACTAAAGTCAGAAAGAGCAGATCAGCAAGCACTGGTTGGCAAACTCGAAGAGTTTGTTACCGCACAGCTTTCTGAGGAAATTTCAGACTTCCAGAAAGATCGTCAAGATGTTGTTGAAACTAAAGTAAGATTGGTTAAAGAAGCTCGTGAGCAGTTTGCAAACCTCAAAGAGAAGTTTGTAAAGCACACAAGTCAAGCCGTTAATGAAGCAGTAACTGGCTATCTAAAAGGTGAAATGACTCAACTTAAAGAAGATATTCAAATCGCAAAAGAGAACTCATTCGGACGTAAAATATTCGAAACTTTTGCTACAGAATTTTCATCAAGTCACTTAAACGAAAATCAAAAAATTAAGGAACTAGAAGCAGCAGTCCAAGCGGCTACTGAAGAAGTTTCACAAATCAATGAAAGTCTTGAAGAAAAATCTAAGATCGTTGAGAGCAAAGAGCAAGAAATTGCTTTAATTAATGAGGGTGTAGAGCGTAAAGAAACACTAAACACACTTCTTAAGCCACTCAACAAAGATAAGGCAGCGATTATGACTGACCTACTAGAAAGCGTACAGACTGCAAAGTTGCAGACTGCTTTCGACCGTTACCTACCAGCAGTACTAGATGGTAAATCGATGATTAAAGAATCAAAGAAAGAAACTATCACAGAAAGCCGTACTGAAGTAACAGGTAATAAAGAACAAAAAACAGTCCAGGTTGAAGAAGGAAACGATAACATCGTTGATATCCGCAAACTTGCTGGCTTAAAATAAAGTACAACAGAGGAGACTTAAATGTCAGACGTACTACTAGAAAGCCGTTGGGACGATACCAAAGATGCACTTCTTGAAGGTCTAGAAGGTAATCGCCGTAACAGCATGGGTGTTGTTTTAGAAAACACTCGCAAATACTTGAAAGAGGCAGCTACAGCAGGTGCTTCAGCAGCAGGCAACGTAGCGACACTTAACCGTGTAATTCTACCAGTTATCCGTCGTGTAATGCCTACAGTTATCGCTAACGAAATCGTTGGTGTACAGCCAATGCAAGGTCCAGTTGGTCAGATTCATACACTTCGTGTACGTTATGCTGAAACAACAAACGATGCATCAGCAACTAACACAGACACAGTAGCAGGTGACGAAGCATTGTCACCATTCAAAATTGCTAACGCATATTCTGGTTCACTTACAACAGGTAAAGCAGACAGCACAGCAGCAAAAGAAGGTAATGGCGGTCGTGCATTATCAATCCAGATCCTAAAGCAAGCAGTTGAAGCAAAAACTCGTAAGCTACAGGCACGCTGGACATTTGAAGCAGCTCAAGACGCACAGTCAATGCATGGCATTGATGTCGAAGCTGAAATCATGGCAGCACTTGCACAAGAAATCACTGCAGAAATTGATCAGGAAGTACTAGCGTCATTACGTTCACTAGCCGCTACTGAAGAAACATTCAACCAAGCAGCAGTTTCTGGTACAGCAACATACGTTGGTGACGAGCATGCAGCACTTGCAGTTCTAATCAACCGCACAGCAAACAAGATTGCACAGCGCACACGTCGTGGTGCAGGTAACTTTGCAGTTGTTTCACCTGAGTCACTAACAGTGCTTCAGTCAGCATCAACTTCAGCGTTTGCTCGCACAACAGAAGGCACATTTGAGGCACCAACAAACACTAAGTTTGTAGGTACACTTAACGGTGCAATGCGTGTATATGTTGATTCATATGCAGCAGACGCAACAGCAGTACTTGTTGGCTACAAAGGCTCAAGTGAAACAGATGCGGCAGCATTCTATTGCCCATACGTTCCGCTAATGTCAAGTGGCACAGTGCTTGATCCAGACACATTTGAGCCAGTCGTATCATTCATGACACGTTATGGTTATGTCGAGCTATCAAACACAGCAAGTTCACTAGGCAACGCAGGCGATTATGTCGGCGAAGTTGCAATGTCAAACATCTCATTCTCATAAGTCTAACTTATAGAATAGGAACACAGAAACAGCACCTTCGGGTGCTGTTTTTTGTTAAATACAGTATCAGCAAAGACTGGTTTATGCGGTATACCAACCGCGTAGTGGGCTAAAACCCGCATAAGGAGAAACAAAATGGGAAGACCAATTAAAAGCGCCGAAACAGTAGGCGGAACATCAAAACTTGCTAGTGTAAACACAGTATT